AAAGCGATTGATGACCGTCGTCCTGGCGTCCACGTTCGGCGGGGCGGCCTGAGCTTGTACCTGTGCCCCGGCGCCGCGAATTCGCGGCAGGGTATAGCCGCCCTCGGCAAAGCCGCCGCGTTTCGCCGCCCTGTGCATCGCATCAAGATTGCCGACGCCGATGCGGTTCGTGGCCGCCTTGGAGAATACATATTCGCCGCCATGGACGACGCCCTTGGGCTCGTACTTGCCGCCCGCGCCGGTATAGCCGCCCTTATCGAAAAGGCCGCCGAACAGCGCGCCGAAGAAGCCGCCGCCGCCGGTCGCGCCGGTGCTTGGCGAAAACAGCGATTTGAAAATCTGATCAAGGGCGATGTCGAGCAAGCGGTCGGCAAGCTGGGATACGGCATTATAGAGCGCTTCGGTCGCCGTCTTTCCGTGGACGAGATCGGAGATGAACCCCTTCATTGCGCCTTGGAATGCACCGGAAATATCCTGCTGGACGGCGGCCAAATCCTCTTGGCTTTGCTTGAGCCGGTCGGCGGCCTTTTCGGCGGCATCATAGGCGGCCACGGCGCCGTAGCGGGCGGCGGCCTCGGCCTCGACAGCAGCGCGCACCTCGTCGGTGATCGTGATGCCTTCCTTTTGCAGTTCATTGAGGGTTTCGCGAATGACCCGCTCGCGTTCGCGCTCCGCATTGGAGGCGCTCATCATCGATGTATCAGCGGCGATGCCCGCCGTTTCCTCGGCGAGGGCGGCGACCTTATCCTTGATCAGCTGGTTTTGCTCGCGGCGAAGGGTGATGTCCTCGCGGATTCCTTCCGGCGCCCCGGACAGGAATTCTTCGGCCTCTTTGTTGCGGCGCTTGCGATTGATCCCGCCGTTGTCGCTGCCAAGGCCGCGAATGGCGTTGTAAATATCCTCGGTCGTGCCTTCCTTGATTGCCTTTATGATGCGATCAGGCAGCGAGCCGTAATTGTAGGCGATGCTGGTCAGGACGCCTTGCTGATCCTCGTTGAAGCCCGCGAAGCGTTCGGCGCCGATGTCGCCCTTGATGCCGTTCTGAAATTCCTCAATGCGGCGATTGAGGTCGCGGTTCGCATCGGCCACCGAAATCGAGATGCCCTTCGTCACCTTTTGAACCGAATTGTCCGACAGCGTGACGGTATCCGAGCCAAAGCCGACCCGATAAGCGTTCTTGTCCCAATAGGGCGTCGAGCGGAACCCTTCATATTGCTTGATCATCGACGCGGCGCTCGATACCGAGCCTTGCCGCGCTTCCGCCGTCTCGCGATTTTCCAAACGCTTGCGCGCCGATGCCGCCGCCTCGGCCTCGGTGATCGCCTTGCCCGCCTCCTTGGCGTCTTTCATGATCTTTTCAGTTAGCTCGGCGAGTTCCTTTTCGTGGGCCGTGCGCAATTCCAGTGCTTCGCGCTCTTGCAGATAGGTGGATACGTCGCGCCTGCGGATTTCCTCCTGCGCGCCCTCGCGCATAAAGCCGGGCGGGCCGTTCGTGCCCGGCATGGTAAATCCTGCCGCCTTCGTCTTGAATTCATCCAGCGCTTTGATGGCAAGGCCGAACACATCGAGCACCGGCTGGAATGCGTCGGCGATGGCCTGGAACCCATAGTTTTCGCGCGCCAGCCTTTGCAGCGCGGCCTTGGCCTCGTCGGCGCCGGTCGTGCCCTCGGCCAGACCATCGCGCAGGTCTTCAAGCTCCTTCAATGCTGCGGGCGAGATGGTGTTTCGGTCGATGGAGCGGAGGGCGTGATCGAACAGCGCCACCACCTCGTCGCGCGCCTTTTTCACGGCGGCGGCGTAGCGGTCCAGTTCTTTGGTGTCGCCCAGCCCGGCGGCGGCGGTTTGCACGGCGCGGTAGCGCTTAATGGTCTCCTGTAGCTGCTTATTCAGTTCAAGGACCGGCGTGCTGATTTCCGTTGCTTCCATTTCTTGCAGCGTGGCAAGCGCCGCCTCTGCCGCCACATTGCCGTCGCGGAAACCATCGGCGAGACCGGCGATGGACTCGCGCGCCGCCCTATCGATGTCCGACGTGGAAAACATTCCGACAAGGCCGCGCATCCCGGCCCGCGCCTTTTCGGCGATGGAGCCCAATTCGTCGCCGAGGCTCCCGCCGGTGCCACCGCCGCGCAGGCGTTCCAACTCATCGTTGAAATCTTTCAGTTGGCGCGCCTTGGCACCCTTGGAAAGTTCCTCCACGGACTTGGCGGCCTCGTCGACACCATCCGCCGCCTTCGGGGCAAGGAGCCCCATCTTTTCCAGCTCGGCGTTGATCTTTTCGGCTTTGGCGGCGGCCTCGTCCGCCTCCTGCTGGAAGCCGATCAGGGCCGTTGTCACCGCGAGGGCGCCAAGGCCCGCGATGGCGCCAAGCGGCCCGGCGGCAGCGCCAAGGCTTGCGAGTGCGCCGCTGCTGGCACCCGCCGCGACCTGCACGCCACGGAATGCCTTGACGAGATTATTGAGGGCGCCGATCCCCAGCCCGATCCGCGCAATCATCCCGCCAATCGCGCGGCCAAGCAGGCCCGCCGCAAGGATGCTGGCGAAAGCGATGGCGACGTCGGCGGTCGCGTCGAAATTATCGGCGAGCGCTTCAAGCCCGGCGATCAGCCGCGCCGATGCGCCGAGGCTTTCGTCGGTCGAGCCGATGTATTTCGTGAAGGCGTTTTCGATCTTTTGGAAAGCCTGCCCGAACGTCGTCGATGCCTGTTCGGCCTGCTTTGCCAGCCCCTTCGATCCTTTCAGGAACGCCTCGAAAAAGGCTTTCGAGGTCAGGCCGCCCTCAAGCACGATCTCGCGCAATTTTGCGACCGACCCGCCCGCCTCGTCGAGGCCATCGGCGACGGCTTGCAGGATGGGCCGGGCGCCCTCGTTGATCGAATTGAATTCTTCCGCCCGGACGATGCTGCCGCCGAGCGCCTGGCTCAATTGCAGCAAGGCGCCGCTGGCCGACGCGGCGTCGGTCCCCGCTACCTTCAAGGCGTCGCCGACGCCTTTGGTGAACTGGAAAAGCTGTTCCTGATTGGCGCCCAGCTCGTTGGCGGATTGGGAAAGGCGGGAAAAGAGGGTGACGGTAGAACCGAGATCGGCGCCCGCGCCTTGCGCGATGTCGAATAGCCGGTCAAGCGTGCCCGCAAGTTGGCCCGCCGGGACGCCGGATACCTTGAGGGCGTTTCCGGCGCGCTTCCAGGCGTCGGCGTATTTGATCACCTCGGCCACGCTCAAGGCGGCAGCGACACCGGCAAGAGGCGCGACCAAGCCGCGCCCGAAGCCCTTGCCGATATCGCTGATGTTGCGGTTCATGCTCTTGGCGCGCTTTTCGATTGCGCCCATTTCGCGGTTCGTCACGCCGCGCGCACGCTGTAGCCCGCGCTCATAGGATTTCACGTCGGCGCTAAGCTGCACGACGAGGCGCTCAAGGTCGGTTGCCACGTGGGGAAATCCTCAGTGTTTGGTTTGCATCCACGCCCAAAGGTCGTCGGCTTCGGCGGACGATAGTTCCTTGTCGGCGTTAGGGTCGTGCGCCTTGGCAAAGCCGTCGCAGGCTTGGATAAATTGCCAAACGCTCATTTTATCGATTTCGGAGGGCGTGAACCCCATCACTGCGCCCGTGCCATAGACGGCTCCAAACCGGAATTTTCCGTTTGGGAGATCATCGAGTCGGTCGCCGTCATCCGACCCTCGTCTTTTTTTGTTTCGTCCTCATCGGGCGCCCCGAACAGGCCGCATTGGAGGATGGCGATTGCATAGGGGACATTCTCGGCGGGCGGGCGGCTTTCGACATACGCCCGCGTCAGCTTCAAAGCCTGCACCGGCGTCATGCCGCCGCCGATCAGGCCACAGCGGATCACCGAGGAAATATCCTCGATGAGCCACAGGTCGTTTTCCAGCCGTTTGAGGACGATGGGCGGCCCGGCATTCGTCGCCTCTTGCAACAGCTTGAGTTCGCCCCAAGCCAGACGGAAATGGTAATCTCCGTCTGCCCAAGCGAGGGTGATCGAGGCGTCGCGGCTCATGTGGTTTCTTGGCTCCGCACGAGTTCGCCATCGCTTTGCATTTCGACGTTGTTGGTCACGCGGCCACCTTGCTCGGCGCCCAGCGTCATCGTGGCGATGTGCATTTTGCCGGTATAGACGTAGGTCACCAGCGGGAACTCGATCTCGACCTTCACGCTGATCGAGTCGACGCTTTCATAGGCCGCCATCCAGTCCGGGGCGGATTCCGCCGCCATGACGCCCTCGCCGGTGATCGAGGCGGTGAGGCTTTCGACATCGCGGCCCACCCAAGCCGGGGCGTCGGGATCGTCGCAATCAGGCAGATTGACGTCGGTCAGGTTCTTGGAGAGGACAAGCGACTTCGAGGTGAAGCCGCAAGGCGCGGCAAATACTTCCGGGCTATCGCCGTCGCCGAGGAGAACCCGGAATTTGCCGAAGCGGGCAGTGGTTGGAGGTGCCATTTGATTTTTCCTTTCGTGGCAACAGCGGGAAGCACCCCGTCATCGGCTGGCGGGGATCGGTGGATTTCGGTTGATGCGGGGTTGGGCGGTTACGGCGCCTCGACGAACGCGGCGAATGTCATGGCGGCATGCGATGTCAGCCCATCAGGATCGCGGAAAAACCGCGTCTGTCGGTGCTCGAAATAGACAAGCGCATTGGTGGTCAGATCGAATTCATAGCCGTGGATCGCCTCGCGCACGGCGTCGGCCAATTGCCGAACCTGCGGGAAGCCGACCGCGCGCGAATAGCAGTCAATCTGAAAGGCAATGTCGAACCCGGTAATGCAATCGGCGTCGTCGCTGGTCTCGTCGCTGGGGCCGAGCGCGGCATAGGGAAAGGCCGCCGCTTGCGGCACGCTGTCATAGACGCGGGCGCCAACAATTGCGGCGGTCGCGGTATCGGCCTTGAGGCGCTGGATGATGCGCCCCTGCAATTCGAGGGTGGGCGATGTCATGAGGCGGCGACCTTCTTAGCGGCCTTGCGGATCGCGCCGTTAATGCGGCGCTTGGCTGATTTCCGGTTGGCGCGATAGGCGACGAAAAAGAACGGCTGCGCCGGTTGATTGACCGTGCCGAATTCCTGCCATCGGGCATAAAATGCCTTCGCGTTGCCCGCGTAGATCGTGATGGTCAAATCACCGGCGAGGCGCGACTTGACGGAGGCGACCAGGCCCGCGCCCTTCGGCGCCTTGCCCCATGTCCAGCCGATGCTGTCATGCAAATCGCCGCCGCCGGGGCTGATCGGGACCAATCGCCTCATGGTGGCGGTTATTTCCTCGGCGGCGGTTTCCATGGCCGCTTTGATTTCGGCTTTTGCCAGTTCGGGCAGGCGCTTGAGCTTTCGATCAAGCCGGGCAAGGCCAAAGAGTTTGGCCATTATTCGGCGCCGGGCTCCTCGACGGGGACCGGCTCGGCGTGGCGGCTGGCTTTCTTTACCCGGATCGCGGCGCCCTTGCTGATCGCCGCCTCGGCGCAAGCCGCCTTGACGATCAGGGTGCTGCCCTTCTTGTAAGCAATGGTGGTTTGCCTCGTCGGCTTCCAATCGAAGTCGCGCGTAAATCTGACCCACGCCATCCTGTTTTGCTCCCTTTATGCCGCTACGCCGCCTTCGACCATGACGTCGATCCACGCGCGGTCCTCCGATTCGGCGGTGGATCGCACCGCATAGATCGGCCCGGTCCATTCCGTCTCGTCACTGTCGGCCCACGTGCCTTT